CTCCCCCTTTTCGCCGTGCGAACACGGTGGCGATTATCGCCTATGTTCGAATTGAATAATCTTAAGTTATTCCGCTTTGGTCTACCTGAGTTGAACCTTTTATTATTTGATACACTTGAACTGATTGTTTGTTTGTGTGTGGTCTACCACACACTTACTTCTTTCTTTATCTTCCAAGTACACTCACTTGTGTATGATTTTCCTACAGTTGTTATATTTGTAGATCCTAGATCCTACGTCTAGTTTTCTGTTGCTTGAGGTACTACAAGTACCTCCTCCTTTTCGACGCAAGGTATTACTTTTATTAGTTGTATCCCGTAGTCTCTCGTCATTTTCTTTTAAATGACAGACCCACTCGACCGTCAACGTCGCGCAATGCGCGACGCTTTTGTTAGTCTAACAGATTTCTGTTGGACTCTCGATCCTCAGCTAGCTGACATCACGTTTACTCGTGGTGTTGTGCATCTTAGCTGGCAATTTTCTAAGAACTATACTGTTCAACAGCAATTTATTGCTGCTTGTTTTCAAGTTCTTATGGTTATTGCAACCCTTCCGGTTCATATCCGGCACAATGCTGCCGTAATTTCGATAAATACCATGTATGACGTTACAGATTTGTCTAAAATGAATCGCTTGGCTGGATTCGATCCAGCTCTTCGACCTCTCTTTCGCCCCATTTTGTAATTCAAAATGTCAGACACTTTGATTGTCAACGCAACTGAATCAGTTGCGAGTCGCTCGTCGTCAGAATTTTCTGATGATGATTCCCTTTGTCCCCCAGAGCTCTATCAGGAGTTCATGAGTCGAGTACCTACTCCTCATGATTTCTTCTCGATGTGCCTTGACGAATTAGAGGACCTTTTTCCGTCTTCATTTGAGTTGACTAATATCACTCACCTGATGACACAAGTTATCCCGGACAATGTCCGCTTGGGTTGTGAAAAGCCTATTTCTTTATCCTCTCTCGCCCCTCTTTCACTTAAAATGTCAGAACCAACGACTGAAAAAGACGTGGAATCCATGTCTATGCCCTCGGACCGCACCAACGACCTGATGGGTCAGTTGCTTGAACAAGAACAAGTCAAGTCGGTTTCAAAGCCGCACATTGACATGTTGAAACACGCTCTTACGAAAGCTAAGGCTGGATCTCCTATTCACGAGATCTTGATCCTTGAGCATGAAACACTGCGTAAGCAGTACAACGCCTCAGTCAAACAGATTGTTGCGCTTCGTTTTGAGCTTACTCAACTTGGGAAGACTCGCAAGGAGCTTGATGCTTTTGTGATTCCCTCCAGTGAACACAAAGTTCCAGAGTTTCTTGCAGAACTAAATTCACTGCTTGAATCTCAGCCCTCCGTCACGATCACTAAACATGTGGACGATGACGGAGTCGAAAATGTTGAAGTCGAAGAACATGAACACTTCGACATTCACAATGCCACTGATGATTTTCAGTTTGCTGCAGAAGTGCAGCCTGATACAGATTTTTCCTTTGGCAATTTTGATGCCGAGTCAGAGTTAGCTCACGATGTTAAACCTAAATCACTTTTCCAAGTGATGTGGGAGTCACTCGATGAGACTATTCCAAAATATGATTCTGAACGACCTATGGTTGAAGTCCAACAACTTCTCCAAGGTCGCGATTTTGATTTTTGGCACACTCGCATGATGCTTGCACAGAAAGGCTATCCAGATTTCATAGCAAATCCGCTAGCCAGGTCTGTTCAAGTTGACAATCCTCGATTTAAACAACTTATGACTATGCGCGATCGCAAGCTTCAACAAGAAGCTCGCGTTTATGCGCCTAAGTCTAAGTATCAGAATCGAGCTCGCGCTCCTCCTCCGATTAAGTACAAGGGCAAAAATGCCCTGTACTGGAAACCGCCTGTGCGTACAGGTGCCGCACATTTTCCTAAGCCCCCCGCTCAGGTTTTGATGCATAATCGCACTTATCATGCGCGGTTTTTCCGTTTTTGGTTAGATGGTGTAGTTTACGCCCTATCAAAAACTATCAAGCGCAAAACTCAAGCTGTAGTTGCACCCGACGTTTTTAAGTCTTTATACGAAGGCTCATTCGCCGGAACTTTACCACAGCTTGAAGCCATTCTTCGGAATGGCCCCATTGTCATTGATTACGCTCAAGAAGAAAAATCAATGCTCACACATGTGTGGGAAGTCACTGTGAACATTTCTGTTCGCACTCTTCATGTTTACGACATGACGATTTCCCGCCCTGATCAGCTTGCTACTATTGAGCAGGTGTTCAAACGACACAAACCTCTATACCGCGCTGGTGTGGAGTACCTGTCTGGTGGGTTAACTGATGTTGAAGGCGCGCGTCTTCGCGCTGCCTTCTCCTATCACTTCCCACCGACTCCCACAGCCCCTCCGGCAGTGGTTCTTCAGCAACTTAAACCCGACTATCACGCCGAGTTTCCATTGCCTGGATCACTGATCCGACAGGGGCCTGCTTTTAGCATCCCCAGCAAAATGACTGTCTCTCATGAACACATTATTCATACTCCAGAGATGACAGCATTTCTTGGAGGACTTCGCGGTTTGTTTACTGAACTACCGGACGATAAACTTCGCCCGTTTGTTCGCATAGCCGCGTTTGTTACTTCACTTCATCTCGCCCAGGATTGGGTAGCCATGACGGCTGCTTGTTTGCAGTTTATCAGTGGCGTTGACTTTTTATGGAATGCGGTTTACCGCACCCTACAACGAGTCACCAATCCAACTTTGATCTTACAATCGAATCTTTTTACCCAACAATTCTCCGCTTTTGCGGAATGGGTAGGATTTGCCGATTTTTGGAACGCCACTACGACGTTCATCACAACACTTGTGTTGGATGTCTTTACCACGGCTACCGAATCGTTGCAATCCTCGATCTTTTCATTGGTGAACGAAACACGTATCGCCTTGTTGAAAGAATCTGGAAAGTCACTTGCTCAAAGTATTCTTGCTGGTGTAACAGAAGTTGTTACACGTGTGCGCCGCTGTATTGCCGAGCGGTCTCTATCTCCCCTGTGGGGGACGATGTGGGATCCGCGACGGTGGTCAGCCGACGTTGAAGCCATGATTACTTACTACCCACTCCTTACGGGAGTGGGTGCCGATGAAGATACGAACCGCATGCGCCAATTGCGCGAGGCGGGTCGCCTTCCATCATGGTGGATTACCCAAGTTGGTCTTGGTGAATTCATTGAACGCGGTGAAGCGTATTACGTACAAGGAAAGCAGCTTGCTGCTAACTTTCAACGCTCCACTGACCTTTCTCGGGAAATTGTGGCCGTCAACAGACGGCTACGCCTTTTTCTCGATGATTTGGTGGGCCAGAAGGCGATTTCAACTCGCCGTATGGTCCCGTTCCTTGTTCTTTTACAAGGTGTGGCCGGTGGCGGTAAAACAAATATCGCTGAGGCCATTTCTCATGCCATTGCCAACAAACATGGTTATGACCACTCTGGAATTTATGACTGGCAAGACGCTGTCAATTTCCAAGATGGGTTGAACCATACTCATTGGTGTGTCCGAATGGATGATGTTGATCAGGGGGTAGCCCCTGATCAAGCTGGTGTACGCAATCACGTTCAAAACGTTATTGCACTTGTCAACAATAATCCATTTCCTGTGGAAGCTGCACAGGTCGACCTGAAAGGGAAGATCCGAGCTGCACCACACCTCATTACTTACACAACCAATTTCTTTGGTTGCAACCTTGAGGGACATACTCTCCAACCGCTTGCTTTTTGGCGCCGCGTTGGGATTAAAGTCGAAGTTTCTGCCAGCAGCCGCTTTTCACGCGGCAAAGGCATCCTTGACCGCGAACTTGCGGCTGAGGCGGACACCCATGATATTTACGATCTGGATGTCTCATTCTTCGACCCTCTCAACGTCAATGCGACTGATAAGTGGAAGATTCCATTCTCCACTCCCACTCGCATGTCCTTTTCCGAGCTTATGGTCCTGATTCAGGACTTATATACTCGACACTTGGCATTTGAACGCACACGCATTCAGGACCCCGAACAAGGGTCTTTTTGCGAACAATGCGGTCTTAATCTTGCCCACAAACGATGTTCACACGTTCGGCAAGGCATCCTTAGGGATGTCGCCGAGGTGTTGTACCATACTGGGCGATTAGACTCTTTCATGCCCGGTGGCTTTGTTGCTAACATTGGTGCTTTGGCACTTATGTATGGCACAATTAAAGTCATCGAACCACGTTTCTATCAAATCTTTCATACGATAAAAGATTACGCTCTCACGCATGCTCAACGCATTGATCGGCTAGTTTCAGCCGGTTATGTGCCAGAGGTGCTCACCCAGTTTGCAACTGGGGCAATTTCTTTGACTCTTGTCACTGCAGCCCTCAGTTATACTTTTACCTACGCCATGCAGGGCCGCGAGGCCAACATGACGCAAGGATTAGTTCCGAAAGACTGGGTTCGAGCAGACCAAACTTTTGTTCCTGGCCTTCCATCATCTGCCGCTGGGTCCACCTTCACTAAGGAGGACCTAATACGGTCAATCATTGAGAGCCACGTTTACGTCTACAAGGACGGCGACGAGCTCCAAGGTCATGGTTACATTGTTGGGCAGAATCTCCTGCTCACTCCCACACATCTTGTGGAAATGGGTGGCATGGTTACTGTCAAGACTCCCGAACGCACCCTGCGCTTTCAAGTGACAGGGCTTAATTCGAAGATTCTTCCCTCAAATAGGGAATTGCTTCTTATTCGCCACGGTGATCTTAAAGGCCTTCCAAGCCTTGCAGCAAAAATTTGGACGCATGATGATTCAGCAATCAAAGCTTTTGACGAAGTGGAGATTTGGTCTGATCATTTGATGCATCAATCGACAATTAACCAGCGGCTACATATGCCTATGGGTGTCGTGTGGTCCGTCCGCGCGCACACCCAAAGCACAAACTGCGGGTCCTTCTATATTGCGAGGTTCAACACCTCGTGGAAGGTTATTGCCATGCATACTCATTTACATACTGTCAACGACACTACGTTTGATGCGCATGGTGGTATTGTCACCAAGAGCGAGCTTGAAAAAGTCGCTTATTCCTTGACTACGGTCTTGCAGGGCGTTGAGACGTCCCGCAAGATGCTTAGTAAAGTCTCGTCGGAGATTTGAAATGCAACCATACCCAGCTCGTTCTGAGGTCTGGGTTGCAGTCACGGAAGGTGCCTCAGTTTACTCTTTTGGTGAACTGTGGCCCCCCATGTCAGGAAGCTCAATGAAAACCAAAATGGAGGTTTCACTTATTGCTGCTGATTTTGCCGAACTGGCAGAGCAGTGGTGTGGTGAACCTGACTACTGGCGATTCCCCGAATTTCGGGGGAAGAAAACTGCCGAAGGTCAATGGGAATCTCCATTTACAAACGCTTTCAAAACTGAAAATAAGGGCACATTCCTTGAACCTTATATGTGGCTTGCCTTAGCTGATTTTATCAGCGGGATGGATCAACTGGACGGCTCTGGTTACGGCAAACTCTCTGAGGAGCAAGTTGTAACAGGCGTCCCAAATTCATTCATTAAGGCGGCGAACCTGCGAACATCCGTTGGTCCCCCTTACAATCAAGGCAAAAGACACCATGTAGCTCGAATCGAGCAAGAGGTGTACTTTAGCCCTCAGCTGTGTGAGATCTATGACGATCTCAAGCAGCAACTAGAGGAGGGGCATATTCCGTCAGCCCTTGGCCTCTGCACTTTGAAAGATGAACCACTCAAACCTGGCAAGAAACCACGCGTTTTTACAGTTTACCCTGCAGCCTACAACTTCCTTCTTAAGGAGTATATGGCTGGAGTTAAGAACTTCATGCGCGCAAATTACACCTTTTTCGAGAGTGCTGTTGGCATTGACATGACCAGCCAC